TAAATAACCATGGCAGACCGTACAGACGCAGAACTAGCAGTAGACTTCACAGCAATGGGACACAGCATTGCATTGATTACAGACGTAATCGCAGGAAACAGCATGGCAGAAGATATTGCCGCAGACCGTCAAGGTTGTGTTGATCGTAACACTCAGCACCTTGAGCTTATGAAAGCTAAGAGCGATTGGGGCAGTGAGAGCATGACAGCTACTGACTCAGCTATCTCAGCAGGTAACGGATACACAGCCTCATAGGAGAAAGATCATGGGATATTTATTAGAAATGTACGTGCTAGCGACAAGCCTAGTTAGTGTGGCTAGTATTATCTGCAACTATACTGACACTCCAAAAGATGATGCGTGGGTAGCTAAAGCATATTCTGTGCTAGAGCAATTTGCGTTCTTAAAGAACAAAGCCAAGCAATAATCCATTAAATTTAGGTTGCCGCTAGATCGAGGTTACCACTAGATCGAGGTATAATTATGTCTGTAGAAATTGAAATTGTAAGTAAGAATAACGATGTAAAAGGTGGCGTTATAGCTGCATCGTTTAAAGCGTTAAAATCAAGTGTTAATGGTACGTATAAAACTTATGGCGATTGTACGTTTGTTGTTAAGCATGATAGTAAATCATTCGTGCTAATTCAAGATGTAACTGACAGTCTTGTTGTTACCTGGATTGAAAAGTCACTTGGCGAAACTCGACTAAAAGCAATTGAAAAGATTTTATCAACACGGATTAAAAGTGAAGTTAAACCAACCGCAAAAAGCGAGAGTAAAAAATGATTACAATTGATGAAGTTACTTATACCGAAGATGACCTATCTGAAATTGCACAAATACACGTAAAGCGCGTTAATGCATTACGCAATGAAGCCAGTGAATTACAGATGTTGTTAGACGAAAAAAAGGTACTTATCTCTGCCTATGCAAACGCTATTTCCGAAAGTGTTAAAGAAGTAGAAGAAGTCCAAGCCGAAGCGGTTTAGCCGTAATGAATGTCTTTGTTAAATCCTTATTAATTAGCTCGATCTCTTGTGGCTTAATCGCGCAAGAGTCAGAGCCAATGGGTGATACAGATTCAGATAACGTGCAAGACGGTTCTCTTAATACCAATACTGTTGGCTCAGTTGTCAGCTCAAACAATAACAGCAAAGATGACAGCGTTACCAATACATACAACGGTGCTGGCAGTAGTTCTGATACACCAGTAATGACAGCAGTAGCACCGACCTACATGAGCAGCGGCATTGAAACATGTTTGATGGGCAGCGGAAGCTCAATACAGACCGGGCTAATTGGACTCTCAAGAGGTGGATATAAAGTAGACTTGGGTTGCCAGCGTCGGAGAGACAGTGACAAGCTTAAATCGTATGGCATGGCTGTTGCCGCAGTGGCGCTTATGTGTACCGATAAGGACGTATTTAGGGCGTTGTTCGTATCGGCTACACCCTGTCCCTTGCTTTCAAAAGGCCGACTAGTGGTTGGGAAGCGAGCTTTCTTATTGATGAAAATGCAACCGACTCTGTATATTCCAGATTACGGAGAAGTGAATATGCGTGTCAGTGCTACCTGGTCAAAGCGCCCACCAGTAGCAAGGTTTACCAAAACTCAGTTATTTTATAACGCAATGTTAGGCATAGGGGTAGTGGACGATGAAAGCAATAGTGAAGAAAGTGATGATGGCGAGTCTGTTAGCGACAAGTTCAGGCGTACAGTCGAATGAATTAGACAGCTTACTGCAAGCTTCTGCTGCTATTGTTGACCAAATCAACACTGGTATTTTAATGTCTGGAGCAGCGCAAGGTTATGCTTACACTGGTACTGGAATATCAGACGGAACACTTGCAGGGACAGCGTACATTTCTGCTGCTCAAGTGACAGCCTACAACGATTCGCTTAATGGCATGGTCAACTTTTTACCCTACGGTTCAGCGCAAACTTATCTTGAAGATCAAGCGAACGCAGAAATACAAGCCATGAATGACGCTATAGGCGAATTTACTAGTGTCGTTATTGATATGCTGGCTGTCCAAGAGGTGTCAGAGCTATCAGCTGCTGCCTCAACCCCTGACGAGCAAGCCGCAGTTCAAGAATATGTCACGAACAACACTGATGCCCTCACAATAGATCAAGCAGATGCTGACATTTATAATTCTAGCTTGGATTCCATCGAAGGCCATGCCAATTCCGCTGGCGCATTCTTGGCCGTGGCATCAAATACAGACGCTGTTGCATTCTTGGATCAAGGTGCGATGGACAACAATACTACCGTTGAATCTAATACTTTAAGTTACAGCGCTGCAAGCCAGTCAGTGAACATTGCTTGGAACTCCGGTAATGCTGCCACTAGTGTTTATGTTAATGGATCAGATGCATTTAACATTAATCTATATGTATCTAACGCAGACATTTTAACTGCTGGAGAGACAAGTGCGCTGTATCTTACTGGGCCAACTTACTTGGGCTACGAATGCTTTATTACGCAAACTAATTGCGAAGAAGGTGGCACATGAGTTTAGCAGAAACAGAGCTAACGATTGGCGGCACAAGCTTTAAAGGCGTTTACATTGCCATACTTCTGAGCCTTGCGACTACTCTTGGGGGTGGAGTTTGGACTGCCAGTAGCCTTTACGGACGCTTAGAGTCTGTCGAGTCTCGCCAGATACCCGATATTGCTCCAATTCAGGAACAGCTTGTAGCGGATAAGCAGGAGCTTTTAAGCGCGATTAAATTAATCCAAGCAGAGTTAGAAGCTAATGACGTATCGCAGTTACAAGGCAAGCTAAGTGCGTTAGGTGTCAACTTGGCAACCATAGCGGAGCAGCAGACCAAGTTGTTGTTAATTGATGACAATGTTGAAGACCTTGAAAAAGCGATCGAGGCAATGAAAGGTACAGTGACAAAGGCAGAGCTTATTACTCAAAGCGTATCGAAGACTGATGCAAAGCTAAAGGCAATCCAGAACGAAATAAATCAGCTTTGGGATGGTATGGACTACCTCTCTAACCCATTAAAATAGGATATTGCAATGTTAGATAAATTAATTGGGCCAGTAACAGGGTTATTATCCGAATTCATTGAAGATAAAGACAAAGCCAATGCATTAGCAGCAGAAATCAGCACACTCGCCTCTAGGCAAGCAACAGAATTAGCGTTAGCTCAGATCAAACTAAATACGGAAGATGCAAAAGGCAACTGGTTTCAATCTTCGTGGAGGCCAGCAACTGCTTGGGTTTGCTTGCTAGGATTTCTGGTTAACTTCTTGATTTCACCTATTGCAGCACCTTTTGGCATTGTTGTACCACAAGCAGACACCTCCGTAATGTTGCCAGTTTTGATGGGCATGTTAGGTCTTGGTGGACTCCGCACCCTAGAGCGAGTAAAGAAATGAATGATTTTAAATATTTTAAGATAGAAGACTTTAACTGCCAAGAAACAGGCGATAACGAAATGGACATAGAATTCATTAAAGGCTTAGATAATCTAAGAGGCGCTTGTGGATTTCCTTTTGTTATTACCAGTGGATTTAGAAGCAAAGAACATAGTATTGAGAAAGCAAAGAAAACACCTGGCACTCACGCTAAAGGAATTGCATCTGACATTCGTGTATCAGGTGGCAGTCAACGTTCAAAGATAGTTAAACACGCATTAGCAATGGGAATGTCAGTTGGCGTAGCAAAGAGTTTTGTACACGTTGACATAAGAAAGACAGAACAGATGTGCTGGTGTTACTAAATTAATAGATCGAGGTGGTCACATGGGATATAAAAAAGTAGTAAAGCCAAAGAAAAAGCCAAAGGTAAAGAAGTGAATCTTGCCACTAGATCGAGGTGGTTTTAAAACAAAACTGGTCAAAAACTGGTCAAAGAGCAATATTTCTCAGTAAAATAACCGTAAATCATTGATTTATATAAGGAATTAATGGGGTGGACGACGGGGATTGAACCCGCGACATTGACTCTCACTGATTCCCAATGACGGTTGAAACCCCTATAGGCACTCACTTCTTGTTTTTCTCAACACTCACTGAGAGTCATTAACCGCATATTTACTGGTCACAAAACTGGTCAACACAATTAATTATCGTTTATGGGCAGTGCTTGGTAATGGCTCAAATCTTCTTGGGTCTTGGTTAGTAGCATACTCATTAATAAACTCAGAATAAGTGTTTAAAAATACCGCAGTAGAATGACCTAGTTGCACTGCCGCATCTGGAGCTAAAAGACCCATGCTCAACAGTTCAGCGGCTCTTGTGTGTCTAGCAGAATATGGTTTTCGATAATGTATCTGCTTTCGCTTATGGGCTTTAAGCCAAGCCCTGTTAAAATGCCTCTGATCTTTAAAAAATTCACCGTTGTCATTAACGAAAAAATAGGGACTATCAATTCTTGGGGGAATAGTTTTAAGTGCGGTTTTGACCCAATCAGGGACATATACTTTTCGTCTATGTGCAGTTTTGGTCGATTCTACAACTTTTCCGCGAACAATTTGGCGATGAACGTGCCAATCAGTTCCGTCAAAATCATTTCTAAGCAAACCTGTTATTTCACCTGGGCGCAACCCACAGCCAAAAAGTAAAGCAAAATACACATAAACGTCCCCTACAAAACAATTTAATATTTTGTCGCGCTCCTCTGGAGTGTATCGCTCAATAGCTTTAGATTGTTGTTTTTTTACTTTAATAAGTGCAGCAGGATTTAAAGGAACTTCTGCGTAATCTAATACGCCTCTAAGTACGCCTAAGATGTTATCTCGCGTTTTGCTTTCAACATCCATTGATGCTAACGCCAGTTTAATTTCTCGCTTTGTAATGGCAACGCAAGGGTGTTTGCCAAAAAGCGGAATCCAATACTTGTTAAGGATTCCTATATATCCTAAAACGGTTGAATACTTGCCAGTGTGTGTCTCAATATATTCTTGCGCCATAGCTGAAAAAGCCTGCAACTCACTAGGGGCAGATTCTTCGATAAACGATAAACCAAGCCCTATTTTTACACTTAACTCTGCGCGGAGTTTTGCCACCCTCCGAATGTCACTTTTTGAGAATGGGTCACAAGGTACGGTTTCTTGGTGCGCAAGTTTTCCGTCTTTAAAGATTCTGACCTCAAGTCCTGTGCCTCTCGCTCGTATTCCTCTGGGGTATTTTGGCGTATCCATCTATTTACCTCTTCAACATCTATCATGGTCGTGCGTCCGATTACAAAGTAATGTAAACCTTTTGTCCAATGTCTTTGCATCCAGTTACTAACTTTTGAGTCTTTGACTCCATAATCGCGCACATATTTAGATTTATCAATAATCATGCCGCACCCTTTTCCATTTCGACTTCATATTCATCAACCCATTCTTCATTAGTCTGATCCTGCACTCTTTGGGTTTCAGTCTTTAGTTTCTTAGTGCGGAAGAAACCTTCATGGCTTGGGTGATTGTGGTGAAACAATCTGGCGTAGTAAGCAATAAAATCATTACTGATCTTATATTCATCGCCTGTTGTTTTCATTGCTGTTTCCCACCTGATCCTGTTGACTACAAGCCATGCGCTTGAATTTGAATGCCCATTATTAATAAGAGCTAAAGCAAAACGCTCAAACATTTCGTAAAAATGTGGATTCTGGTTGTGCCATCCCCACCATTTCTCTTTTATAGTCATAATCGCCTCTTAAAGTAAAAAATATATCTAATAAAGTTGCTGCAAAAAACAGCGTTAAATAAACAGTCATAATCACTTGTGCTAATAATTCCATGATCGCTCCTTTTATTAGGTGGCGCGTTGGGAACGGTGCGCCAAGCCGTAAGGGGTTTCTTTAAAACGGTATGTCCGAATCAAAACTCTCTTGTTTGCTAGATTCAGGTGGTTGCCCACCAGATTGAGGTGCTGGCGCATCATTGGTCAAAACGTAGCCAATTTTTGCATCAAGGATGGCAATGCTATGTACTGGGCCATTAGTGCTTTCCCAAGTCTTAATCTGACCGCCTGAACCGCTAACCTCTACTACTGAACCCTCGACTAACGCAGACTCATAAAAATTAGATTGCGCGCCAGCTTTAGCAAAAACTACAGCTTCATAGTTTGTCCACTCTTGAGCTTTAGTTTCACGGTTGTAAAACTTTACACCTACTCGAACACCAAACCCTTTGCTTTCGCCAGCCTGAAATTGATTAGCCGCTTTATTTAATTTACCTGTTACTGATATGCTCATTTACGTTTCCCCATTTCCTTTTTAATAGTTGATGTAGCAAGCAAAACTTGCTCAGATAGTTTTTCGATATAATCTTCATCGCGTTCAACGCGAACTAGAACGTGAGGCATGTCAGGATGGTAAGAAAAGAAGTCCCACCATTTTCTGCCTGTTACCCACATGCAGCCCTGTATCTGTTGGTAGTATTTCTTTACGCCAGATTGAGGATCACGCCAGTACCCAGCTTGGGTAGTTTGAGCAGGACATTTGATTTCTAAACCACCCTCGCTAGAATCACCGATAAGACCATCAGGGCTACAGCCATAACTTTCGGTATCATCAAGAATAAAACCGTACTGATCGACTTTGTTTCCGCTGATGAATTCGTAATCTGCTCTAGCCAACGGCTCACGCTCCGTCCCAAGCGCCATTGCTTCACTTTGATAGTGAGGCTCAGATTTGCCTGTAAGACGCTCCGCAAGAAGCTGATTAATATACCCATCGGCACTGGCAGAGGGCTTACCTGTCATTGTGATTAGCTTGGAAAACATTGATGCGCTAGGCTTACCCAATCGGGCGGCAAGCCATGCATCAGTGCCTTGTTCATGCGGTGAGATAATCATGCTTTAACCTCAGTCTTTGGCGCTTTAGACTTTAAGGCGGCAATAGCTCTTGCGTAGTGAGTAGCAAGCATTTCGTCAACAGAGTTTGATTTGACGTATTTCAGAAAGCCTTTTACGTCAACGTCATACTCTTCAATAAGACCCTTAATCTCGACAGCTTGATCTTCAGTGATTACTGCGTTTTGTACTGCTTGCGGTAAATCTTCACCGCTATACAAATACAGCCCAAGACCATGAATGCCAATACACTTAACTAGGCATCGCATACGCGCATCACTAATGTCGCGGCTGGTAGGATTCGCTACAGATTTATTGCGGTTGTCCATCACTGGCAGCCACATGGTATGTGAGACACCCTTAACGGTAACGGTTACTTGAACCTCTACAGTGCCATTAGCCAAAGTAGAAGGGTCGGTAAAGGTATAGCTAGAGTCAGGGTAGTGATCCATCAGCGTTGACCAAGCCCAAGCCCACGATAGATAAGATAGATTGCCTTTCTTCTCAACGTGTTTTGATACGTCAATGGCTGATAAGGTTTTCCAAACGGATTCAGATGCTTTCATTGTGCAATCCTCCGTTCGTGCTTCTCAGCATTCTCAGCGATTGCAACTAATTGTGAATACTCATTGTAGTATTCGCTAGATTCAGTACGGTTTGCTTGACCTTCGTATATAAAATCATACTCAGCGCGAGCTTTTGCGCTGTCCTGCATTATTTTGTCAAAATCTTGAAAAGCATTCATATTTGATTCCCCTTTAAAAATCAATATTGGTTACAAGTTGTAACTAATATAATGCACAGATAGTGATAAGTCAACCAAAGCGTATGCAGTTTATTTACGGCAATATATATTTGTATATAAATAGTTGCGCTATAAATAAAAGTATGGTTTTATATTTACCAAGCAGATGTGTATAGATATGTATACACTTATTGATAAAATAAAGTAGTTTGGGGTATGGTAACAATGGTTATAAAAATGGAAACTTATTACTACCAGTTAGTAAGTAAGACAGGGAGATTCTTGACTTTGCAGATGATTTGGTGGTCTGTCATGGCAGGGCAGATAAAGGTATTTACAAATGCAGAATAATATAGATGTAGTAAATTACTGGATTGAATCGCAAAGCAAAGAGCTGCAACTTCTACTAAAGAACAAGAGTCTTGAAGAGATAAAGTATTTAATTGAAGTATTGAGTAGTTTTACCGAAGAACAATGTAAAGAGATATTAGATAAACTTAAGAGTCAAGATAGCCATTTAAAATTCCAATCACTTTTTTAACGTCAACATCACCTCTCAGCGAAACTTTCGAAAGAAGCCTCACTAGTTCTTCCTGGTGTTCACCTAGCTTAACATCAGTAAAGAAATTATCTGCGAGATTTAGTAGCTGTGCAGGGCTTGCGCCCAAGTGCGGTGCAAGCTTTTTCGCTGCGTCTATTGTTAGCGCGCGCACTCCAGTTTCATAGTTAGAAATTCTGCTAGTAGAAAACTCACCATTAGTTAAGCGCGAAAGTGCAGATGTAGTAAGTCCTCGCTTGACGCGAAAGGCTTTTAAACTATTCTGATTGTTTACTTCATCCATAGCGTGACCAGCGTTATTATTCTTATGCACTAAAAGTGTACCCCACACACAGTAATGCATTTAATACTAAAATTCAAATGTATAAAACAATAGAGGCTTGTTTAATACGTCAAATAAGATAAATGTGTAAATGTAATTACATTATGTATGGACTATGCATACGTAAGTATATATTATACGCTTATGACTAAATTTCAGCTCTACCTCAAACAACTTGGCGTTGAAAAAGCCAGCCAAATATTTCATATTTCTAAGCGAACGGCTCATGCTTATATGCGCGGTGATCGGTCGCCTAGATTAAATAACGTGCCTAACCTGGTAAGACTGAGCAGGGGAAAGTTATCGGTTAACGCATTTTTTGCAGAGGATGCCTTTAAGTGAAGAGGGATTTTAAAGGTATTTGGATACCTGCAAATATTTGGCTATCAAAAGACCTTTCGGTTATGGAAAAGCTGTTTTTAGTCGAAATTGACAGTTTGGACAACAAAGATGGTTGCTTTGCATCAAACGCTTATTTCTCTGAATTCTTTGATGTGAGCAAAGGTCGCTGCACACAAATCATTAAGTCGCTAGAAGCTAAAGGCTATATAAATATTCAGCATGAGCGCAAAGGTAAACAGATAATAAAACGTGTGATTAAGGTAGTTAGTAAATTAACTGGGGTAGTTAGTAAATTAAACAACCCCCTATCAAAAACTAAACACCCCTATTTAGAAAATGATGAAGGTAGTAATACATTAATTAACAATACATTTAATAACTATTCGTTTGTTGGTTTAACAAAATGTATTTCTCTCGTTGTTAACTTTGATTCCTTTTGGAATTGGTATCCAAAAAAGCAGGGCAAGAGAGATGCGATGAAAGCATTTGCCACTTCAAAAATTGACAATCTTGTTATCCAACAAATATTTAATAATTTACATCAGCGAAGACTTGCTGGTGATTTCTCTGATGAACGAATCCAGTATTTGCCAATGCCATCTACTTACCTGAGGGGTAGGCGTTGGGACGATGATATTAAAAAAAGGAGTACGCAAAATGCAAATCAACAATCTGCTACAGAGCGCAGAAGTGACTACGCCTCAAATATCTACGACTACGACAAAGCTACAAACGTTTAGCGCAGAGGATAAAGATGCAATTGCTTACTTCTTTTTACGATTACAAAACTGTTATGGCGTAGCCAGAATGCAAAGCCAGTGGCCCGACGTTGAGAGTTTGAGTCTTGCCCGTAGAGAGTTTGGCAAGGTGATTGCAAAGTTTAATCGAGAGGAGATTAACACTGCTTTTGATCTGGTTCACAAAGAAAAGCGGTCGGGTAACGAGAGATTTAGCTGGCCTGATATTGACGCAATCATTGGCCTGTTAACGAATGAGGGTGTATTTACAGGTTCAGCAGGAACGTTAGCTCACAAGATTTATGAGCCTGAAAGCCTGCTGGAACACGGCACACGTGAGGAAAGGCGAGAGAAAGGTAAGGCTGCCTGTGCTGACATTTTGGCGATGTTTTAAGTCATGGCAGAGATAAATTATTACAAATTTGTCGGTGAAGACTCACGATTTACGTTAAACAATAGTTACAACATGCGTGAGATTTTAAAACGTTCTGGCCTCTCTGAACACACGTTTAAAAATAGGTTTAAGGGTCGTTACAACTTTGACGATTCGCACCTTACAACTTTAAGAATGAAGCCCTCAAGTTGGGTTCAGTTTAACAACGAAGCGCAAAGAATTTCGGCAAGGTGGCTAAAAATACCTTTAATTATACGTAAGGAAAAGAAGAAATGAGTGATGACTACAAGAAACAGAATTTAATGACTAATTTGCATCATCGAATGCGTGACGCAGAATATAACCAAACTGATCTGGCTCGATGTACCGGAGTAGCTCAACCAACTATTTCACGCCTATTGTCTGGTCGAGGCATACCAAGTGTCTTAGTTGTTGCAAGAATAGCTGATGCTTTGACTGTCGATGGCGTAAAAGTTAGCGTCGATCAACTTTTAAGTTCGCCACTAGGTTATTCAGACTAACGATGAAAGCAACTGTAAGAAAGATTAATCAATCGCTTTTTGCAGTCGGTCTTGCATCTGAAAAGGTGTTTAGAGACTTACCTGCTGGTCTTCTACAGGTCGAGGTTGATGTAAAAAAGACTCGCACTGTAAGCCAGCAAGCCGCGATTGAATGCTACTGCAAACGCATGGCAGAGGCACTAAATGATGCTGGTCACTACCGCAATCACAACTTTGCATTCTTATCGTCGAAAGCAATTCGCTTAAAAAATACGCAAGAGACATTTAAACGTGATGTTTGGTGCTTTATCCAAGCGGAGTGTTTTCCTGAAACAAGAGTCAAAGGTCAGGTTAGGACTAGCAAACTACAGTCGCACCAGGTATCGGTAGTGTTTGACAACCTCAACGAGCTTTTTATTGACCATCTTGGCATTTTTCAGCCGTTCAACAAGCCCAATACTGAGGTTAATTAATGTGGATTCTGCCAAAGAACTACCCACTGTCCTCTCATTTTGCTCAGGATATGGTGGGATCGAAAGAGGACTTGACCTTGCCGGGTTTAAACATCGAGTCATCGCTTTTAGCGAAATCGAAGCCTACGCAATTGCGAACTTGGCAAACAAGATGGAAAGAGGGGAGTTACTACCAGCACCTATTTGGTCGAATCTTAAAACCCTGCCAGTACAACCTTTTCGAGACAAAGTTGACCTCCTTACATCTGGCTATCCATGCCAACCCTTTAGTGCAGCAGGAAGAAGACTTGGTGAATCAGACCCAAGACACTTGTGGCCTTACATCAGGCGACACATTGAATCAATTAGACCTGTTCGGTGCTTCTTTGAAAACGTCGAAGGACACATCACTCTTGGACTCAGAGAAGTCATTAGCGACTTGGAAGCTCTTGGTTATAGAACAACGTGGGGAATATTCTCAGCGCGTGAAGTTGGCGCTCCTCACCAGAGAAAAAGAGTTTACATCTTGGCCGACAGCAACGGTGTTCGATGTGACAGGGGGCAGTTATCCGACAGAGTTAGTAAAGGGCCAATGGAGATCGAAGCACAGCAAAGACCCCAACAGCCCGTGGTACGGAGCAAAATTAAGGGATGCAGTGGAAACAGCCGAGAAAATGAACTGGCCGACTCTATCGACAAGAGATTACAAGGGGGGGATAAGTCCAGAAAGGACGCACCAGAAATTATTGCAAGGCAAGAGGGCGCATATGGGGGCGCTAGACAACAGAGTGGCCTATCAATCATGGACGGAAACAGGAAAGAAGGGTGGACATCTGAACCCCGATTGGGTCGAGTGGTTGATGGGTGTGCCGACAGGGTGGACAGGATTAGGCTCTTGGGAAATGGCGTAGTGCCACAAACAGCCGCAAAAGCGTGGATAACCTTAAACGATAGGATTAAATAATGAGAAACCCATATTTTATAAATGAAAAAGCTGTAGTTAGTTTTTCTGGTGGGCGATCAAGCGCATTTATGCTGTACAAAATTTTGGAAGCGCACGATTTTAAATTACCAGATTTTATGTCAGTTATTTTTTGTAACACTGGAAAAGAAATGGCTCAAACTTTGGATTTTGTTAATGACTGCGCTGTGAATTGGGGCATCAAAATAGTTTGGCTAGAGTACAGCGGAAAAAAAGCATTTAAAGTTGTTAATTACAAAACAGCTTGCCGAATTGGTAAGCCCTTTGAACAACTAATAAAAGACAGAAAATATTTACCGAACATGATGGCAAGGTTTTGCACTAGTGAGTTAAAAGTTTTAACTATTGAACGATATATGGGTAGCAGTGATTTTGCGACAGTCGTTGGTATACGCGCTGACGAACCTAGAAGAGTCGTCAAAATGCGCGGCAAAGAAAACTATTTTGTTCCTCTGGCTGATGCAAAAGTTACAGAGTCTGACATCAATGATTTCTGGCAAAACCAAAGTTTTGATTTAGCAATGCCTCCTGCTGGAGTTAATACTTTAAGTAACTGCGATTTGTGTTTTTTAAAAGGCGGCAAAATTAAACAGTCAATCATTGAGCATAAGCCAAGCATTGCCGATTGGTGGATAAACCAAGAACGCTTTATGAATGCAAGATTTAGAAGCGACCAACCAAATTACGAAAAAATGAAATTAATTGCAACAGATCAGGGACAGCTATTTGATTTTGATGATGAATCAATAGCTTGTTTTTGTGGTGATTAAATGGCAACAACGATTAGATCGAAGTGCCTAAAAGAAATGCAAAAGCTGTCAAGAATATCTGCTGCTGACGAATACGGAATGGTGCAATGCGTTTCATGCGATAAGCGAATGCACTGGAAAGATTGTGATGGCGGTCACTATATAGCGAAAGGTTCTAGCTCATACTGGGCGCTAGAGATCGAGAATTGTCACCCACAATGCAAAGGATGCAACGCATATGGAATGTCCAAAGGTAGTGCGGAAGGGCAGTACACGCTCTGGATGATTAACTACTACGGTTTAGATTTTGTTGAGCAAATGCATAGAGACAAACGCAAAGAGAAAAAGATTTATGCAGCTGATTACAGAGAAATGCTTGCTGAATTTAAGTCACTTATTAAACACCATGAAAAAAGAATTGGGCAATGTTAACTGCTAATAAAGGAATCTTTAAATGACAGAAAAAGAAGGTTTATTTAAACAGGATGGTGATGTTGGTTACATGACGCGCACTGTATCAATCGTATTAGACGAGGATTTTAGTGTAAAAGACGTAAGGATTATTCAGAAATTCCTTAAACGATTACTTGAGACAAGATCGAGGTTAATAAGTGAGTGAATTGATGGCAATGCTAACGTGTGGCGCTCCAGGATTTACAGCAATCCGATCCACCAGTGGCGATTCCATCACTGCGACTGATGTTGCTGCATGTTTAACCCGGCTCGATAGATTCACGTACCTGTATTCGTTAGAGAAGTTTAGTTTAGACGGATCAAGTAGCAAAGAGCTTGAAGTGCTGGCTATCTTAGAGGGCTTTAAGCAGGGTTTTAAGCTACGTGAGGGCGAAACACAACTAATGATAGCCATTTTGTCATTACACGCCTTACGAATCTCTCTAACGCCAAATAAGTGCAAAAGATGTAAAGGTGTTGGCGAAATGAAACTAGACAATAAGGTGATGCGCTGCGAGGCTTGCGTGGGTGAAGGGACACGTACAGTTAGTGAGCGTAATTTAGCTAAGATGCTTGGAATCACACGGTTTCAGATGAGAAAAGTGTGGAAAAGACGCTTTAATTTGCTAGTGAGTAAGTATTCAGAGCGCGATGAAATGATAAATGCGGCTATTGGCATTGGATTAAGAGATCACAAAGCGTGAATACTGGTCACGTTTTGTTGCAAGTCAACCAAAAGAGTGCTGTAATCTCTATTGTGGCAAGTTTTATCCACTCCGTGTTGACCGTGTCTGGTTTTCATATTCTTGATAGACGTTGTTGAAGCAACCTCTATCAAACTAATTGCCTAGATTAATTTCTGGGCTTTTTTTTGTCTATCACTTTAGGCTGTGCATTATGCAATATCCAGTTAAAAACATGCTAGATGTTGCAGCAGGAAGCACTGCAATTATGTCTGTGACTGCTTGGTTGCCACCTATAGCCAGCCTTTTTACAATAATTTGGCTTGGCATTCGTATTTATGAGAGTAAGACTGTACAAAACCTAAGAAAACGTAAGTAATTTCATAGATCGAGGTGGTGATTGCCGCTAGATCGAGGTACAAGTTGCCGCTAGATCGAGGTGGTTCGACCTGGCACACGAAATTGCCACTAGATCGAGGTGCTTTAATAGATCGAGGTGGGTACGAAAAAAGGGCAAAAATGGGCAAAAAAGCCCAAAATTGCCACTAGATCGAGGTAGGTATAAAAAACGGCCAAAAATAGGCAAAAAAGGCTAATTTATAGGCCATTTATCAGCGCGCCTTAATAGGCACTCAATCGCCAGTAAAATCATCGGTTTTGCTTCACGTTTACCGGATTCGGCAAAATGTAAGGTTTGTGTGGTGCAGCCTAATCGGTCTGCTAGTTCTCTTTGGCTTATATCGCCTAAATGAAAGCGCGCCAATCTGATGAAATCATTTTTCATTCGTTCGCCTTATGGTTGTTTTTTGGGCATTGGTTCGCCATCTGCTAATTTTTGCAGCTCTGTTAGTACGGATTGGTCTGTATAGCCATCAGCCACAAGCGACCTTATAAGATCGCGCGCAGCTTCTCTGACTTCAGCATTAGGTATAACGGTGTCGGTCATTCGATAGGCTCAATGTCACGTTTGCCGCTGTCAAAGTTCCACGAAGATTGGTGAATTGTATTGCCTGTTGAGGTTTCCCAAATACTCACATATTCTTCAGCGCATTTTTTAGAATGCTCTATATATACGGTAATATCCCCCGCTATTATATAGGTGCTTTGTTCCGATCTTTGGTCGATTTTAATAGTCATTGTTAGCCTCTTTGCTTGCTTGATTTTTTGCGCGTTCAACGTCCAGCTCTGACAGATTAGCTGCTAGGCTTTCAGCCATATCAACGCATTGTTGCGCCTTTGCATCATCTGGCGCATTAATTGCCAGTGTCAGGGCCAATACTAGCGCCTCGTAATTGTTTGTTGGTTTCATTGAATAGACCCCTTGTTAGCGTCAATTTCTGAAATAAACTCCAGCCTTTGTGTTGATTCATCAAAAGCAATAGGTTTTGTTGATTGATCGGATACGGTATTTAATAGCTTTTTAACCCGATAAGACATTTGAAGAATACTACAAGCGGCATAACCCTCAATGGTATCGTCGTACATAGGTTCGTCGAAATCTTCAAACGCCCTATAAATAATATCGGTAATAAGTAATAACTCTTCATCTGTTAGAGTAATTGTGTTCATAATTTGCCCCTTATTGGCGAATAGTAATGGATTTACACCAAAAAAACCGCATTTAAGCGGCTTTGATGGTTTAGCGGTGGGTTTAAAATAAATTAAATTTATGCAGGCTTAAGAAGTTTATGCCGTCTAGTTTCTGATGGGTAACGATTGAAACCCCTTCATGCGCTAAAAACTCTTCGAGTGTGCATTCAATGTCTATCGATTTTTCCCCTTTTGGGGCGTTGCTGATTGTGTAATTTACTGCCATCGTGTCATATTTCATGGTTATACCCTTATTTTGTTGGTTAGTGTTTCACCCAAAAAGCCCAAATTAATGGGCTGTGGTGGTTTAGCGGTGGGTTTTGTAATCAATCTGGCTCAATTGAGCTATAAAAAAATATATGTTGCAGCGCGGTATCATCGTCCAGGCAAACAGCCTTGCAAAAAATGCTGTCATCTTCCATTGCTTGACCCATACCCCAGCAATCAACATGATAAACGCCATCGACCATATTATTATTTAGATGATCTGCAATAGAATAGCGACCATCGACAAAATCAAGCCAGCCTAATTCGCCACCTGTTAGCCTGTATTGATCGCCATCCTCTAGTTGATAATGCCAATTCTCAAATTCGCCATCTTGGGCTTTTAGGCTTTCGCTAGTGTGAATCATTTATAGCCCCCTCAAGTGGTCTGATAAATCGTTACCGCATGTATTAATTCTAATACGGCCATAATTGCCTTTAGCTAGTAATCTAATATTGCTGTCTAGCTCCCATTCTTTCGAGTAAATGCGGTCTATTTGATCGTCATTTAATGAGTCGATAAAATGCGAATAATTAAAGTTATTACCTAAATTAACGTTACCTAATGAAATAATAATCATAATTTACCCCTTAAAATAGGTTGTGGAAGATTAAATAACTAGTGGTAGCAGCGATCCAGAAGGCAATAAAAGGCCAGCTAAACCCCACTAAAAAACGGTGCATTGATTTTAATATTGATCTCATTACTAAGCCCCTATAGTGATATACATAAACCAAAAGAATAGGCCCACCACTGGCAGCGTTATCATTAAAGCGCCAACAAAAGAACCCTGATAAGGGTCTTTAATTGGTGGTGTGGCGGTGGGTTGAATTACTCGCCAGCATTGGTCAGCATTATCGCGGTATGCGATAGCCTCATTGTTTAAATATAGATATTCGCCATCTGTACGGAATGGCCCAATGGCGCAGCGATCACCGTTTAAAAATGCGGTGACTACCTCTATGGGTAAAGCTTGAATAGTCATAATATTGCCCCTTTAGTTGAAATAATGGCCGTCATGCTCTGAGAATGAATAAGCTTGATCGCGCCCATAAGCGTCATAATCGAAATAGGATTGGATGTTTTCGGGTATCTCAAGAAATGCATCAGCGATTGATTCGCCTAGTTCGCGATTAGACGCAAAATATCCGTAATAGTGGTCTTCGATTTGCTCTATATTGAAACCTAAAGCAATTCCTGCATGGAATACTTCAGCGTCGTAATAAGAGTTATCGATTGCGGCCATAAGATCAAAAAACGATTCGTCGATAGAGTATTCGCCCACAAAATCGGACGGTACATCTTCGTAATCGCAAACAATCCACTCCTCGCGGAGTTCGCCATCGTTTAGGCGCTCAGTTATAGAGGTTAGCCAGTCGCTGATTGCTGTTAGATGTTCAGAATGCGTAACATCGTCAAGCTGAAAGGTTTTTGTTATGCATGAGCCGCCAACGTAATCGCTCAAAGAATGGTATGTGATATTGCTCATTTATAGCCCCTTATATATTTAGTGAAAAGATAGATAATTGAATTAATTGCCACGCTTCCAATACAAGCGAATAGCAGCGCGATAGATAAAGCCTCAAAGCCCATCATCAGAGGTGCTTCCATCTGGCGCATATTGCTTGCATATCATCGACATCGCGTTTGATCTTTGCAGCTTCAGCGGCTAAACGCTGTTTAACCTCTTTTTGACATTCTTTTATTTCATCGCGTGTATATGCTGCATACTGATTACCCTGCTCGATGTGCTTGATATAATCCCAATCATCAGAAGGCTCATTATTTGGGTTATTGTCGCGCATGTGCCAATCGTAACAAGTCATACCTGGCTCATCTTCTGGACATTGAATAGGATGGTCTAGTAGTGTATTCATTATTTTACCCCTTTGTTAATATACGTTTATTGTATCACTTGTACACTATATAGATCAACAATATCGACGCTTTATTTCACTATTTGCACCAACTAATTCACATAACGTATAGGCTTTTTATCATGGGTAAAAAAATGGGACGGCCAACAATTTATGATCCGTCTGTACATGATGATCTAGTCTTAAATTACATGGATAAAGGATTGTCGATTGTTCAGGTTTGTCGAAAGCTTGAGATAGGAAGAACAACAATTTA